ACCAGAAATTTCTGGAATCCAAACACTAAGTCTTCCCATTTTTTGAGAATCATCATGCTTCTTTACGATGCCGATATAAATATTGCTGTCTCTGACATGCCCCAATGTACTGTCGGTTCTGTATTGCCGAGAAGTCGAATTCATTTTTACCATAATTTATCCTTTATACGCCGTGCTTTATTTTTTAAATAATTATAGTAGTTTATTTTTTCTTTGTTGGTAGTCTAGCCAAATTAATTTTTATTGCTTCCAATGATTGCTTAAATTGCCCATCAGCAAAAGTATTTTTTACATTAATAACTCTATATACGCCGGTAAACATATCATCCCGTCTAATTACAGGAACACCTGTATCCGGATCAATTTTTGATGGAAATCTGAAAATTAAGGTCATGGCGCTATCGCCATAAGTAGAATCTGCTAAAGAAAAATCTGGAACTATTGAAACCTTTTCATCCTGATAATGAAATGCTGTTTTTTCTAAATTAGATCGCCCAATCCAATATGGATCACCGCGAATATCCAAGTTTATTTTATTTAAAGCACTAATCGTTGGAGAATGTATTTGATTTAATAATGCACCAACAAGACTCGCTCCTCGGTGCCACGGACCAATTAATCCAGTACCGATTGCCTGCATTGATTCATTATTTTGTTGAGTATATGTAATTCTAAATGGATTACTATCGGGCATTAAATCCTCGGCAAAAACCAATGTTCGTGCTTGAGAATTTAATTGATCTTGAGTTCGTTTTTGTCTGGCTGCGTTGTTTATTCTAATTTTTTGTAATTGTGGAGTTGCCAATAATTTAATGTTTTTTGCCAATTCTACCTGTTTTTTAGCATCACGTCTCTCCGCATCTGTATATCTTGTATCATTTTTAGGTGAATTTGCGATTGCTTCATATGTATCTAAAGTTTGCTGTGCATTATTTAATAATGCTTGCAGTTGCCTTAAAGTAAGATCCTTTTTTTTGCTTTTTAAATCGTTATAAGCCCGTTCTAATAACTCTTTTGGGTCATCTTTTTTTGGATTAAACTTTTCACCAAGTGATACTGATCGAATATTGGCGTTATATCCTACAAACTTTGGCAAAATGGCTGTATATGAAAAATTATAATCCATATCGAATCTAATAACTTCGGTATTTTTTCCAGTAAATCTATGTTCATATTTCTTTTTAAGTAATTTGCTTTCTATCATATCACTTACCATATCAAATGATACTTTTGGATCATTAATAACATTCTGATCTTGTCCGGTCGATATATTTGTTGTAAAATTCCTATATCCGTAGATATGGTATGTTATTTCTTTATAATAATTTCCAGTAAATTCATCATATCCAGTCACAATAATTTCTGGTTCAATTATAGGAACAACTGGAACTCTATACTTTTTTCCATTATATGTTGCAACATCGCTACTTGCTGTATTTATGGCATTACCATTGGCATCGGTAGCATCGTCTAATACGCCTGGAGAATTTACATCTAGAATTAATTTTTGTGCTTCCTCGCAGTGAGCATACAAATATGAAATAATATCTGCTATATGCACTCCTTTATTAATAGTTCCGGAGTTTTTTCCGGTACCCTGCCCCTCCGAATTTTGTGATAATCCAAGACCATCAATAGGATCATCTTTTGACGGAACAACCTTAAAATTATTTGGATTAGCAACCACTCCTTTTAAATCTATAGGATGTATTTTAAAATTAAATTTATATATTTCATCAAGATAACGGTCCTTCCATGCCTTAGTTATTTTTTCAGCCAAATCATCGCAAAACTCTTTAATAGTCTCTCCGCTAACATTTATATTATCTGGAACACATCCGCACTGGCCTTCATCGAATGCAGTCATGTTATATGGAATCATGCTTAAATTATAGGTTGCGCCACCTTCATCCATATGAACTTCCATGTTTGTGATCGAAACTTTATAAATCCATTTTCCATTATTTTGGAGGGTATCTAAGACATTAGGAACAATTTCCCCACCCTCACCATATCCAGTAAATGTTAGTTCTAAAAAGTACCACATTTTTGAAAAGTTTTGTACGACTAGGGATGAAGCAGCAGTCACCATACTTTCTAGTAAGCTTGAACCTAAAGGTTCAACTATTGTCATTCTTATATTTTTTATCTCACCAGCGTTTCTACTATCAAAGCTTGGTCCCATAATATTTTCAATTTCAACATCTTTAATATTGAATCCCGCAGTAACACCACTTTCGGCTATTACTATCTTTGGTATATTTTCTAAAAGAGTATGCAATTGATCCAAGCTTGGTTGTTTTCCTGCGGTAATCACCAAGTCTTCTTCCGAAGTAACGTAAAATTTAAAATGATAAGTATAATTATATAAACTACTTAAGACATTTGGCTTATATACATTTTCATCATCGGTTTCAAGTAAACCAGCCAAATCACTTTGTGATATAGGTTCGCCTGAATTGGTCGGCCTAGCTTTGGCTGTTTCTATTGTTGGATTACGCCCAGTCGCAGTTTGGCTAGCATCATTTCCACCTAATAATGTGTTAGTTTGAATGTTTGGTAACTGTTTTTGTAATACAGGAGAAGTATTATTTCCAGCGGTCTGAATATTTGGAATAAAACCATCACCATATTCCGTATCAGTTTGTATAGGGGATGGCGAAATATTTGAAAATGGTCCATTTTCAAAATTCTCAGAACCTCTATTAACCATAATTATTCTCCTAATACTTTCTTTAATGTATTCAATGATGGGGCAAATATATCTATTCCTGTTATCATATCCCATACGGGGTCAGTTAATAAATCTCTATTTCTAATAGCAAATATCCACCAATATACGGGTGTACCATAAAGATCATAACTTAGAATATCTGGCCTATTTTCATATTTTTTTGTAATTTTAATTGACATATCATCATTTGCGGATGGTATATCTCTATGTACATAGTTCCCAATATACCAACTTGACTGCAATGTTGACGCATAAGGCGAAGACGATGGATATGATATTTTAGACATTTAAATCCACCCCTGTTTCATTAATGATCCATTTCTAAACTTGTCTAGATCGAATACGGTTCTCATCCTATATGGTGTTTGTTGAACTTTGAGTTCTATTTGAATTGAGAATATTACTGGTAAGGTTGCATTACCATTAATCGCGGATACCAGAACGGTATCCGTATGGTCATCAAACGAATATGTATGAGATTTTACAATTACGGGTAAATCATTGAACATATATTCACCATAACCAGAAAAACGCAAAATAGGTGGGGGAAGCCCACTATTCTCATCGTTTTGACCAAAATGCATTTTGCTTACTGTTCTAAGAAAATGCAAAGCTGCTAGCGCATACCGACCTTCCCGTTGGTTTTGAATAGTAAATTTTGCAGTCAAACTAATAGTCACGCTAGGCGTTCTAATATAGTGATCAATATCTTCATTGGTATGCACTAACGCGGTAGTGCCATAATCTGTACTATGATTAACACTTATTTGCGGAGTATATGGAAAAATAAGACCATTTGGATTTATTATACTTAAAATTCCATTACCATAAATTGCATCTTCTTGGCCTGACATCGCCCGCAATCTAACTCTATTATCTACTACATCTCTTTTAGTAGTAGGCGATATGGTGTTTTTTGGTGAAGACATTGAATCTAATGTAATTTTTTTTAATTCATAAGAATCAACATATTTTAATCTATCCGCTGCATTAATTGCATCTGTATTCATTTTTTCTAAAGCAGAATATTGTTCTGAAGCTTGATTCAAAACATTTTTTGTATATTCCGCCGATAATTGATTTGGTGTGTTTGTTAATAACTTTGCTTTGGCTGATTCAATTTGAGCATCTACTATATTTTGTCTATAAAGCTTATTACTTAAATTGGTCAGTTCAGTTTGCAACGTAGCTCGTTGTTTATTGAACTCGGTAGTTAGCGAAGTTGGTGGCGTTTCTCCTCGCTTTGAATACTCAGCCGCCGCAGTATTATACTTATTAGTTAAATCCGAAATTTGTTGCGTTAATACTAAAACTTGATCTTCCAAATTTGCAGCAGTAACTGGTGCCGCACCACTATTATAATCCGCCATTAAGCTCCCATCATATTTCGTATTTCTACAAAAATATCATTATTAATTTTTTCATCAATGGTCGCAGAAAATTCGCAAAAAGACTTCCAATCATTTTTCATTGCAGCCTCTCTTGCTTTTGATGCACTTACATCTTCATCCAATCTTTCAATTTTTTTAATTTGCAAAGATTTGAGTCTAATTTCTGTTCCAACATATGGGATTAATGAATTGGAAAAACTATCATAACGATCCGCTCCACAATAAAAAATAGCTTCGTCAAAGCCCTCATCCGCCATTTCATCAAATGCTGAAAAAATGGTTTGAGCCAAACGAACTTCTATTTTCGGAAAAACCTCTTTAACAATAGAAAGTTTATATTCTGGTGCTAAAGGATTTCTTTTAGAATCTTGAGTTTTTGATAAATAAAGCCGTGGAATTGCATTTTTTTCAAATGCTTCCAAGCATAATTGATCAACCAATTTCTGGTGACCAGAAGTTGGAGGATTAATTCTACCAAAACTAAAGACTATCTTCATTATATCCATACTCATATTTAGGGCGGTTATTAAGTCCTATTTTTATTATAGTATTTTTTTGTAAAATAATCAAGTTTATTAATTATAATATTGTTTTTTTAACAAAATAATAGTAAATTTAAATTATGACAACAGTTCCTTCATCCCCCTCAAATAAGATTAAGTATATTAACAACAAAGAACTTCTAGGTGAGATTCATAGAAGTAAAAAAACTTTTTGTTATTATGTTGAACCACAATATGCCGACCATGATACTATTGTTCGGTCTGTATCCGAAATTACTCCGGAACTTATTCAAGCCGTGCGAGAAAAAAAGGCAAAGCCTCGTGGCAAGCCCGCAATTGCTATTGATACTATTCTACCAGAAAGTATCGTTGTTCGCGTAATGACATATGAACATATTCCACTTGATCCGGATCGCGTTCGTAAGAGCCGAGTAACCGATCAATCATATGCTCGTACAACTTTCCCACCATTTAAACATTATATCTTATTAGATACTGGACCAAAAGAAGTTTTGCGCTCTCATTGGAAAGATGGATTTGATAACGGAAGCTTCGATCCTGATAGCGGCAGAATTAATGATCGTTTAGCCAGAATGTTTATGATGTTAGTTGAGAGATATTCTAGACGTGGCAACTGGCGCGGATATTGTGTTGATGAACAAACTCAA